GCAGTGCTGGATGCCCTCTATAAGTACGATGATGGCGGTGCTAGATATCTAACTAACGTTGCTCAAAGGCTGCTGGAAGATGCTGCCAAAAAAGATAAAGATATTGCAAATGTCTACAGATTTGAGATAATCGAATAAAAGTAGTAATATAGCTTTACCAATACGAAAGACGCAAATGACAAATTTAGACGGTGTAAAACTGGAGCTTGTTGACAATGTCGATAAGGCCCGTGAGTTTATATCTTGGTTGGGCGAACGCCGACCTCACAATGCAATCTCTATAGACACTGAAACTGGTGAACGCCCTGGAGGCAAGCGTGATGATGCACTATCGCCTTGGCACGGACAGCTTCGACTAGTTCAGGTTGGCGATGGCATGACTGGATGGGCTATCCCGTGGGGTGAGTGGTCTGGAGTCTTCTACGAGGCAATGGACAAATTTGATGGTCCAATAGTTTGCCACAACGTAGCATTCGAAGCTCGCTGGTTTGAGATTCAATCTCGCTGGAAGATGCCTTGGCATCGAGTACACGACACAATGATTATGGCTCACCTTATCGACCCGCTTGGTTCTGGTGCTCTAAAAAATCTAACATCTCGTTATGTAGATGCAAATGCTGCTCGTATGCAACAAGTTTTAGATGACGGCATGGTAAAAAACGGTTGGACCTGGGGAACTGTTCCAATCAATTATCAGCCTTACTGGGCCTACGGTGCTCTTGACCCCGTCCTTACAATGCGTCTGTGGGAGCAGTTCTGGGAAAAGTGTGGGCCTGATAAGCCTTACTCAAAGGCGTACGAGCTAGAAATGAATACTCGTCGTATTGTTACTCGCATGGAGCTCAATGGTGCTCGTCTAGACCTCGACTACTCAAGGAAGAAGTACCAGGAATTAGTTGACTATACAGAGCAGGTAAAGGTCTGGGCAAAAGACACCTATGGCTTCTCTATTACAAGCAACGCTCAGCTGGTCCGTCAGTTTGAAGCACTAGGTGCAATGATTACCGAGACAACTCCGTCTGGAGCAAAATCCGCGAGCGCAGATCAACTCAAGCTTTTGCTGCGTGACGGTACTCCGGAAGTGCAGCAACTTGCAGACGTTGCTCTCAAGCAACGCAAGGCAGACAAACTTGCGTCCACTTACTTTTCTAACTTTATTAACGATAACGTCAATGGCTTTGTCCACCCATCTGTTAAGACTCTTGGTGCTCGTACTGGGCGTATGTCAATCCAGAACCCGGCCCTACAGACTCTTCCAAAGGGTGATGATACAGTCCGTCGTGCATTCCTACCTAAAGACGATAAGCACGTAATTATTACTTCTGACCTTGACCAAGTTGAGTTCCGTATGTTTGCGTCACTGTCTCAGGATCCAAACCTAATTAACCTATTCAACATGGCAGATGCGACTGGGTCCGACCCGTTCACGGAGATTGGTCGCGAGATTTATGCTGACCCGACCATGCAGAAGTCTGATAAGCGTCGTGGCCTAATCAAAGGCGTGGTGTATGGACGCCTCTATGGTGCAGGCGTTGCTAAGCAGGCTTTGACTGCCGGTGTCCCAGAAGACCAAATGCGTGCCGTATCTAATGAGTTTGACAAGCGTTTCCCTGGAATGCAGATGTTCCAAAAAAGAGTCGAAGATACTGGCATGCGCCGTCTTCGCTCGGAGGGTCAAGGCTATGTCAATACTTGGACTGGGCGTCGCCTACCTTGTGACGAAGACCGTGTTTATACGCTGGTCAACTACCTAGTCCAGGGTGGAGCTGCCGAAGTATTCAAGTCCAACCTAGTCAAGCTAGACCAGGCTGACCTAACCGAACTTCTTATTGTCCCTGTGCACGACGAAATTGTGCTCAACGCTCCACGAGAAGATGCTGAAGAGATTCAGCGTATTGTTCGTGAGTGTATGACTACACGCGAAGGCTGGGCAGTTCCGCTAACTGCCGATGTAGATGGACCACTTGAAAACTGGGGAGAGAAATACTAATGAGCAGACTTGTACTAGCAGTTGACCCTGGAAAAGCCAGCGGTATTGCACTATTCAGAAAAGAAGACGGACAGGATCCAGAGCTACTCTGGTCTGGCGAGTATCAGCAAGATGAGTATGCTCAGCCAATTAGAAAAGCTCTAGCCGAAGCTATGATGCAAGGTATATCTATAGAGATTGCTTGCGAGCGATTTACTATCAATGCTCAGACTGTAAAGAACGCTCAGTCGCCGTACTCTTTAGAGCAGATTGGAATTCTTAAGCAGTGCATGATAGATATTGGTATGAAAGCTGAAGACTTAAACCTACAGGCACCAGCAGATGCTAAAGCTCTATTTCCTAACCCAGCCCTAAAGAAGCTTGAATATTGGCATAAGGGTGGAGAAGGCCACGCACTTGACGCAATCCGACACGGTTTGCTAAGATTTGTAAAAACAGGGTGGCATCCTGTAGGATTATTAAAAGAATAAAAGTATTAGCAAAAAATTAACACAACAGAGTTTTTTTCTGCTAATATGTATATACACAACGACAAAGGAATCCAATGACTGTATTTGTAGACCTCGACCCAGCGGGCGAGCACATCGTCATCAACGCTGAATGGCGTTTAAAAGAACTATGTAAAAGCCTCCCTGGAGCTTCCTGGGACACCAAAACTTCTGTCTGGCGTATTCCACTCTCATGGGCTGGCTGTCTAGCACTGCGTTCTACTTTTCGCGAAAGCTTAGTCATTGGGGAGGACCTAGCTGCTTGGGCGGCTACTGAAAAACTTACTCGTATTGACCCATCAAACGCTCTTCGTGATGTTGATATCTCAGAGATTGGTGATCAGGACCTATTTCCGCACCAACGTGCTGGCGTTGAGTTTCTAGCCACTGCTAAGCGTGCCCTACTTGCTGACGAACCTGGTCTTGGTAAAACTGCTCAGGCTATCCGTGCTCTAAAAAAGATGCACGATGATGGCGAACAAGTTTTTCCTGCACTAGTTATTTGTCCTAACACTCTTAAAAAGAACTGGGAGCGTGAGTTTGATCGCTGGTGGCCGGGCGTAAACGTAACTGTAATCAATGGCTCTGCTGTTAAGCGTCGTGGCCAGTTTGAGCAGCAGTCGGATGTAATTGTAATCAACTGGGAATCACTGCGTACTCATTCAAGACTGTCTTCTTATGGGGCTATTGCACTTGCTCGCTGTGTCGACTGTAAGGGTCACGATTCTAGAATCACCCCTGCTCGCTGCGAGGTGCATACTCGTGAACTAAACGAGATTGACTTCAAAGCTGTTATTGCTGATGAGATTCACCGCTCTAAAGACCCTAAGTCTAAGCAGACTCGTGCTCTCTGGGCCGCTACTGGCGATGCTAACATCCGCTACGCCCTTACTGGTACCCCAATTGCCAACAACGTGATTGACCTTTGGCCGATTCTTCACTGGTTGGAGCCAAAAGAGTGGCCTAGCAAGACCAAGTGGATTGATCGAATGATTGACACCATGATTAATGCTTTTGGTGGCATGATGGTTCTCGGTGTCAAGGCCCACATGGAAGACGAGTTCTATGCTGCAATCAACCCTCGTATGCGTCGCATGCTCAAGTCTCGTGTACTCCCTTGGCTACCTGAGGTAATTACTGAACGTCGTGACGTTGAGATGGGTGCAAAGCAGGCAAAAGCATACAAGCAAATGCTGGAGCACATGATTACCCTGCTGGAGAGCGGAGACTCGCTAATTGCATCTAACCCACTTACCCAGACTCTACGTCTTCTACAGTTTGCTAGCTCATACGCTGATGTGTCCGTAGACGAGACTGGAAAAGAAAAAGTTACTTTGTCAGACCCATCGTGTAAAGTAGATGCTCTGATGGATGATATTAAGAATGGCGACTTTGGAGACGACTCTGTAGCAGTTTGTGCAGTGTCTCGTCAGCTAATTGAAATTCTAAGTGCCCGCCTAACCAAAGAGGGTATTGAGCACGGTTTGATTACTGGTGCTCAGGACCAGGACGAGCGTCAGAAATCTATTGACGACTTCCAGTCTGGTAAAACTAAGTGGATTCTTTTCACTGCTCAAGCCGGTGGTGTTGGTGTCACCTTGACAACAGCTCGCAGACTTGTTATGCTACAAAGACCATGGTCACTTGTCGACTACAAGCAAGCACTTGACCGCGTACACCGCATCGGCTCTGAGATTCACGACTGCGTGATTATCACTGACTATGTAACCGAAGGAACTGTCGAAGAGCGTGTAATTCAGGCTCTAGATACAAAATCAGATAACTTTGAGCAGATTGTTCGAGACAAAGAACAGCTACTCAAGATGCTTAAGGAAAGCAAGGCAACTCTATAATGACAACTACACCAATCAGAATCTCTAACTCCGAGATTCAAACATTCAAAGACTGCCGTCGTCGCTGGTGGTTCACCTACTATCGCCGTCTACAGCCAAAGATGGAGAACTACACTGGTGCTCTAGCCCTAGGTTCTCGTATTCACGAAGCTTTAGATCAGTACTATTCAACTGGTATTCCACTTCTAGATGCACACTCAAACCTAGTTGCTAAGGATATGAAAACCCTTACTGACCAGTACCGCGACACTACTGAACTTGAAACCGAAGCTGAACTTGGTCGCGTAATGCTTGAGGGCTACCTAGAGTGGGTAGAGCTTGAGGGTATCGATGCAGAAATTGAAATGATTTCTACTGAAGAAATTATTGAACGCCCTATGATGGACGGTCGTGTAACGCTACAAGGTAAAATTGATATGCGTGTTCGTCGTAAGATTGATGGCGTACGTATGTTCCGTGACTTTAAGACCGTTGGTAGCTCATTTACTGAGTTCGGCTCTACTGCTCACATGAACGAGCAGATTCTTACCTACATGCTTCTAGAAGAGGCTCAGAACCAGGGTGGTGAACGCTCCGAGGGTGGTATCTTTACTATGCTTCGTAAGGTAAAGCGTGGAGCATACGCAAAGCCACCGTTCTATGGTCAAATTGAAGTTCGCCACAATGCTTTTACACTTCGCTCGTTCTGGCAACGTCTTGAGGGTACACTTGAAGACATGCTTCGAGTCCGTGATGGTCTCGATGCTGGAGAGAGCCACTATAAACTTGCATATCCAAAGCCGTCTCGCGACTGCAAATGGAAATGCCAATTCTTCTCTATTTGCCCTTTAGTTGACGATGGTTCGGCAGCTGAAGCAGCAATTAGCGATGCGTTTGTGGTCGCCGACCCTTACGGTTATTACAACAACACAGAGACGAAAGGAGCAGAGTAATGTCGCAAGTCGATCGCAGCTTAACCATTATGGTTTATGGCGAATCTAAGGTTGGTAAATCAACCTTTGCCGTTACCGCACCCTATCCACGTTTGATGTTGGACGTAGAGGGCGGTCACCGCTTTCTACCTATCAATGTCAAATACTGGGACCCAATCCGTGAAGAGCCACCAGTGGCTGACGGAACCTGGGACACAGTTGTAGTCCAAGTTCGTGACTACGACGTCGTTATGAAGACATTCCAATGGCTTCAGAGCGGCAAACACCAGTTCAAGTCCTTAATCATTGACTCCATCTCGGAGTTGCAGGTTAAGTGCATGGACCAGATTGCAGGTACAGAGCAAATGAAGATGCAGCAGTGGGGCGAACTACTTCGCCACATGGGTGCACTACTTCGTGACCTCCGTGACCTCACAATGCACGCAACCCAGCCGCTAGAGGCTGTGGTGCTAACTGCAATGGCTCGTAAGGGTCAGGATGGCGTATACCGTCCTTACCTACAGGGTCAACTTGCAATTCAGGCTCCATACTTCTACGATATTCTTGGGGCAATTACAGTGGAGCAGGTTCCAAATCCTGACCCGATGCAGTCGCCTTACAAGGTTCGTCGAATGTATGTAGAACGCACTCCGGAGTACGAAGCCGGTGAGCGTGTACAAGGACGACTTGGAAAAGTCGTTGAGCAAGGCGATCTAGGAGTAGAACGCATGCTCGACATAGTCTTCGGTGAGAAGGCTACAACTACAACTACTAATAAGAAAGCAGGCTAAACCAAAAATGACATCAGTCAACTGGTCCGACCTAATCAAAGAAGCTGGCGACACAACCACCAACTTCGAACCACTGCCAGATGGCGATTACGAACTCAAGGTAATCGACTCAAAGGCAACCACTACCCAGACGGGTAAGACTATGTTCAAGATCACCACTGAAGTTCAGGGTGGTCCACACGCAAAGCGTCGCGTCTGGGACAACCTTGTTGTCTCTCCAGAGAATGGCAAGGCTCTCGGCATGTTCTTTATGAAGATGACCGCACTTGGTTTGGGAAAGTCATACTTTGACCAGAACCCAAGCAACGCTCAGATTGAGCAGGCCCTATTCGGTCGCTCATTCCGTGCAACTCTTGGTACCAAGACCTACAACGGAAACCGTAGCAACGAAATTAAGCAGTACCACATTATCCGTACTGATG